GCTAGTTTCATCTGACGGATCAGGTGTTGGCGGCTCCCAATCCTTCGTGGTGTTATTCAGCGTCCAAGATGCGTAAGGCTGTGGATTAACAAAGGCATCCAATGTTGGATTGTAAGTGCCACCTATTACAGCGTACCTAGTCCGCATATTGTTATTATAGCTCGTTTGCTTCCAGTTAGTATCCGCCCCAACAAGAGCCTGACAGAAGGCAACCCCTACTGCCTCACTCTCATTGCCCTCACTGTCTTGGCAATCCTCATCAGCAATGACCAATACGTTCAAAACCACGTTATCGTCATCTATCTGTGCAAAATGCGCCATGTGACTACCCTACCTCCTGATTCCTAGCTGAATAGGGGATGTAGTTTATGTTGATAACAACCCTTCTATTCCCGCCAAATGTAGGAAGGACAGACCTGTGCAATATTACCGAATCAAAAACGACAAGCCTATTTGCCTTTGTCGAGATTACTTTGTCATGCCCCTTGAACTCCGTGCCGCCCAAATCATCATCAAGATAGTAGATAGCAGTCTTGAACAGCTTTGAAATTTCTGGTGGCACTCTGCTTTCCACGTCTTCAAAATCCATGTGGAAGTTAGATACCGCTTGTGTATCGAGGGTCATATTAGCTTTGACCTTCAAGATGCAAAATGGATCAATCTTTTTGACAAGTGGCATAATGACAGAGTTGAAATCACTCCAGCCAAAATTGTAAGACTCAGCGTGAAGGTTCTGATAGAACATATGCGTGAACTGAGGGTTGCCATCCCCCACAAAATCAGTGCTGGCCTGTGAATACCACGGGAAGTGATTGTCCTTTACTTGACATACCTGTTGGTATTCTTCGGGGGTCAGGAAGTCATCATGTATCTCAATCATCCTAGCCCCCTATGGCGTCGAATAACGGATAAGGACGATACCTGAACCACCGGAGCCGCCTGAGCCAGTTGATTGGCCCCCGTGATAACGTCCTGAACCACCGCCCCCGCCGGAGCCTGAATTGGCGGATGCTGCGAAACCGTTGAGAGCGTTGTTGCCACCGTTCTGTGATGCGCCATTCCCTGCGCCACCGCCACCGCCGGAACCGTTATTGGCGGCACCGCCACCGCCACCGCCGCCAGCCTTCTGGCCGTCTACGAAAGCTGCCTTTGAGCCGCCGCCATTTGCGCCTCTAGTGTTTGACAGTCCATTTGAACCAGCACTATTAGCACCACCGCCGCCACCAGCACCTCCAGAGTTTTGACCACCACCATTCGGGGCTGGGTGGCCCGTGCCTCCATTGTTGCCAAATCCACTTGCTGTCTTTGATGAACTACCACCAGCGCGAGTCGCATTTTGACCATCAACAGAACCACCGCCCCCGCCACCGGAGCCGCCAGCCTTACCATTAGATGCGGTGTTTCCACCGCCACCACCGCCATTGCAGTCAATATTAAAGCCACCGCCTATGGCTTTGCTATCACCACCTTGACCAGACTGCCCACCGCCGCCGCCTACTGTCACAGTCACGTTGCCGTTAATCGTCGTACTACTGCTTTGTTTGAACTCACCAGCACCACCGCCCCCACCAAGGTCAGCACCGCCCCCACCGCCAGCGGCGATGACGAGGGCTTCCATCGACCGAGAACCGTTGACAGTTAATGTACCCGAGCTTGTAAACCGGTGATAAGTGAAACCGCCGTTTGTAAACGTCGCGTTGCCGCCGGATGCGCTGAAGGATGATTTACCGTAAAAATCTGAAAGAGTGATTTCGCCAGAACTGGGAACACCTGATGCGGCGCTGTAATACTCACTCAAAGCGGTTGGCGCAGAACCGCCAAACTCCGTTTGAATATCACCAAGTGATATTTGCCCACTACTTTGAAGCGCCATTTTCTAACTCCTTCACACGAGCCGACAACTCTTTTACTGCTTCGATCAGAAGCGCATGAAGCTGATCATATGCGACCACATCGTATTCTGTTTCTTCATCGCCTGTTTTTAGGGGCAGGGTTGTTTGACTAACAGCAGAAGGAAGAACTTGTGCAACATCAGTAGACATAACACCAGCAGATGATCCGCCGTGCTTATAGTCGAAGGTATAACCCGTAAGCTGTTCTACTTTCGATAATGCGTCTGCAACAGGCTCTACGTTTTCCTTGAGTCGTGGGTCAGAAGCAATGGTCGTAGAAAACGCGATAACGTCGCCTTCTACATGGAGGTCACCGTCGCTTTCAAGGCGCATGTCATTTGCATTGTTGACGAAAAAGTCGAGCCGCGTGTTACCTGTCCATTGAATATAGTCAGTGCTATCGTGACCGAGTTTGCCGGTTGTAAAAATCGTACTTGAACCGGTGTCAATACTGCCAAACCCGCTTGTGATACTGCCGCTGTCAAGCGCCCCGGTTGTGACAATATTTGAGTCCCCCGCCGATGGCGCAGCGCCAATGTCAGAAAGAACCTCAGAAGCTGAACGCCCTTCGATAACCGTTCCATCAACACGCAAGAAGTCGTTGTCGGCTACGCCAGCAGCAAACTTTGCAACATTATTAGTTGATACGCCTGTGTTCAACGTCGCCACGTCGCCAAGTCCGATATCTGACCGCACCTCTGACGCACTTCGACTCTCAAGACCGTTGGCAGTAAAACGTGCGAACTCATCGTCCGCTACAGATGCGCTATCAATCTTGACTGCGTTGGTATTACTAATGCCAAAAGTAAGACTAGCTTGTGCGCCGATGTCTGACAGAACTTCAGAGGCAGAACGCCCCTCAATAGCTGTGCCATCGACACGCAAAAAATCGTTATCAGCTACGCCACTAGTGAACTTCGGCACATTTGTGTTGGATATACCTGTGTCTAATACAGCCGCAGTACCAAGTCCGATATCTGACCGCACCTCTGACGCGCTTCGGCTTTCTAGACCGTCGGCAGTAAATCGTGCGAACTCATCGTCTGCTACAGACGAGCTATCAATCTTAACCGCGTTAGTATTACTGATTCCAAATGTCAGGCTGGCCTGTGCGCCAATGTCAGACAGCACCTCGCTAGTTGACCGACTTTCCAAACCGTTAGCGGTAAATCGAGCATATTCATCATCCGCCACAGACGAACTATCAATTTTGACTGCGTTGGTGTTACTGATTCCAAATGTCAGGCTAGCTTGTGCGCCAATATCAGAAAGAACTTCAGAAGCAGAACGGCCTTCAATCGCGGTGCCGTCTACCCGCAAGAAGTCATTGTCGGCAACACCGGATGTAAATTTTGGTACGTTTGTGTTTGAAATCCCAGTATCTAATACTGCCGCAGTGCCAAGACCTAGAGATGTCCTGACAGTTGCGCCAGTTTCTAATACAAAATTAGCACCGTCTCCAACAATGAAACCGCCATCAGTAACAGCAAGTCCCGCTACGTCTTGTAGCTGTGCGTCAAGCCTAGCATTAGCAACCGTGCCTGTCAGATTGCCTGCTGGAATGCCGCCTGTACCAGTGATATTGTTGTTATTAAGATCAAGGTCGCCACCAAGCTGCGGAGACGTATCTAAAACTACATCAACTGTTTTGTCTGGTGAATTTCCAATATAGCCCATTAGGTGATCTCCATTATGCTCAAGGTCGCGTCGATCTTGGCGGCAACGTCACAGTCAATCTTTAATACATCTGTTGTTTGCAAAACAACCTTGCCGCCAGAAAGAACCTCAACCGAAGAGCCAACCGGAATTGGGATATCCTTAGCCAGCAGAACCGTCTCGTTGGTTTCTGTGTCCGATGTGTCAGAAACAAGCTGCACATCAGCAGTTATAGCACTACTATGTACGTTACATAACACTAAGCCCAAAACGATGCTGGTTGTGCTTGACGGCACCGTATACAAAGTAAGCGGCGTACCAGCACTCGCTGGCATAGCCGCATTTGTTTTTACCTTAAATGTATTAGCCATCTAAATCTCCATCACCCCAGCGCAATCGCAAGAGCTGTTGCCTCGTCCGCTGCCGCTGTTGCGGTTGTTGCACCAATATCAGATAGAACCTCTGAAGCCGAGCGACCTTCAATAGATGTGCCGTCAATCCGCAAAAAGTCGTTGTCGGCAGCGCCAGATGTAAATACAGCTACATTTCCATTACTAATGCCTGTGTCCGCTGTAGCTGACGAGCCAAGTCCGAGAGATGTCCTAACAGTGGATCCAGTTTCCAATACAAAGTTCGCGCCATCACCAACTATGAAGCCACCATTTGTGACAGCAAGACCAGCGACATCCTGTAACTGCTGATCAAGTCTTGCGTTAGCTACTGTGCCACTTGCAAGATTACTGGCGTTCAACGCAGTCAATGCACTGCCATTAGCCGCTATAATATTCCCACTTCCATCAAGGAACAGGGCTTTCTCTGCTGGCTGCGTACAGAAGATGGTTCTTGAACCAGAACTCCAATTCACCGCGTTGTCACTGTTACTAGACTGCAAGATCGTAGTACGAGCTAGTGTCGTGCCAGATGCCGTGTAGGTGCCGATACCAACCTCGAAATCGGTGCCATCGGTGCAACAATAGTAGGTGGTGTTAGAGTTGCCTATCTGGGAGAACGCCTCAAAACCAGCAACGGCACCAGCTAATGTATAAGTGCCAGTGCCGGTGGTGGTTGTCGTCTCTTTGACGCGATCCTTTAGTACCAGTGCCATTACTTCAACTCGATAGTCAGGTTCCCTGCGTTGATACGGAAGATGTCACCAGAAGCAATAGTCTTGTTAGCATCTAGTGCGCCAACAAACAGGATGTTTCCACTAGATGACGCATCGGCAATAAATACATGGGTAATTGTATCGTCACCGCCACCACCAGAGGCAGGAAAATCAATGTTATTCGCGTTCGTTGCGGTCTGCGTGTCGGTTGAATCTGCACCTATTGTAGTCCAACCTGATGCGGCCACCTGCTGTCGGGCGTAGTTTGTAAAGTCAGCCTCTGTTAAAGAGCCTGTCTCTGCCGCAGATACCGCAGTTGCTAGACCGACATAGATGCTGTCACCCGGCGAGGAAAAACTCAACGAGTTGTTCTTGAATATAAAATGCAACAACCTCCGCTCTAGGTAGTTTGTTGCTGCGTTTGATGTTGCCATTTTTTCTGCTCCTTATGATCTAGGCCGATCTGGCAAGCCCCTTCGATATGCGTCACTGTTTTCTCTCGACTCTGCTAGATCTTTAATACGCGATATCGCTTCAACAAACTGTTTTTCATACATCTGAAGCATGTCTTGTTCGCCTTTCATGTAAATATACGCTTCATACAAAGAACCGTAAAGTAAGGCGTTTGGCGCATTATCACTGAGCCATGTAGTTCCACTATCCGCACCTGCTGTTAAAGAAGCTGGGCGATAGTAATAATGTATTTCGCAAGTGTAATTACTATCTGGAGTCGGAGCTAAAATTAAATTATCTACGTCAAACATCGCATAGTATTTTGGAGTGCCTGTCGAAGAAGCGTTCGGATGGTACTCTTGAAGAAAATTAACATCCTTATGTAATAAAAATTCTTTTGAGCTTCCGTTTGTAATTGATAAGGAAAAAGTAGCAAGAAAATCTGTTGGAAGCGATAAAAATGGATCGTTTTGTGTAACAGCGCTTGTAGCGTTTTTACGAAAATACTCGAGATCAACCAGTTTAAAAATGCGATCTTCTGCCGCACGAATAAAAACAGGCAGATTCGTCACAAACGACGTTTCTGTATTTTCAGTAAAATCCTGAATCGCTGTTTTAAGTTGTGCGTATGTAAACGCCATTTAATCCTCCAACGTCACCGGTCCCACAGTCGCAGTTTTACCGCCCCCGCGTTGACTACCTGTCGTTGCTGTTCCGCTTGATGCGGTGAAGGTGTACCGATCAGTCGTCGTAACTGTAATCGAATACCCCGAACTATTTTCAAGAATCGCGCTAGTAAACCCATCAAAACCAACTGTCTCCCTAAAACGCACAGTATCACCGCTGGTTCGACCGTGGCTTTTTTCAATCACAGTAATAACCGCTGAGCCAGAAGAACCCGATAAGAAGGGGTTAACACCTAAAAGACGCGCAACTGCTGGCTCAGTTCTATCTGTTCTAGCGTCTTTAATCGCTATGTCGTCCGATAAATCTGTAGACGGCTCTAACTGCGGATGTTTTGACTCAAACTCAGAAACATGAACAATAGCACCGTTCCATTCTCGAACTCTTTCTGAGTATGGAAACGCAAAACCACTTCTATCCGAAATAAATTTCGCATGTTTTCCTGTAGCGAATCCCATCAGCTAATGATCCTTGGAACCAACCGTAAACTAGCACGATCTCGATCTTCAGACGCAGCTCTAGCAAATTCTTCATCGTAGACAGATTTTAATACAGCGATTCGATCAGGAGCTACTTTCATGCTCAGGTAGTAAGCTAACCCGGCAACCAAGCAGGGAAAGAATCTAAACGGCAAATCGAAATCATTTGTATAAGTGTCCGCATCGTCAATACGAACCAAACGATAATACACAATTTGATCAGTAGAGTTTTCTGGAGTTTGCCATAAATTCACAACCGGATTTACTTGGCGATCTACAAAAAACTGAGACGGCTTACCCTTATCGCTTTTTGTAGGAATATTTAGATACTCGCCCCTACCAATCCGAGACATAGATGTGTCTGTACCGCTCCGACGTAAGACCATCTCTAAAATGTCGATGGTGTCCGCGCCTAGTGTATAAGTAGCCGTGCCTTCGGTAAGCGTTGTAGTTACTTGCTCAATAGTAAACAAGTTTACGCCACGGTTAGCCCACTCGGCTAACATAAGGTTTAAGGAACGTCGTGCAGTGCGTAGACTATAACCCGCTCGTACTTCAATACCGCAACGCTCGTATGCTTCTTCTATTGCATCCGATACATCAATATTGAAGTTTCTGGAGTCTGAGACAGCCATTACTCATCTTTCGCATATAGATTATCAAAAATTTGATTTACGTCCATCGTATAGTCTAAATCAGATTTTGAATAGTGAATATGCTGTGATGGACGAAAGTCTGGAGGACCGCTACCGGTTTCGAACCATGCTGGGTGCGTAACACGGACTCGATTATTAGGCAGCGCTACAATATTTCCTGTCCATCTACCTGCGTCCAACAACTCTAAAACATGACTTTGTTTATGCTGTGCCGGATCATCTGCCACTTCACTTTCTGTGTAATCCACAGTAAAATAGTATTTAGCAGGATAAAACTCACCGTCGATTTTTGCTAACCACGGACACGGATGCGCTCGATCTAAACGGTAAACTGCATGCGTATGGGACATACAATCCCACGGCTGAGCAAAATGCACAGGCATGGGTTCCGGCCATTTTTCAAACGGTGTATCACCAACTAGCGCGGTAATCGGCATACGCGCCCACATCGCTCCGCCGTGAACATTTTGTTCCTCGGTTTCTTCGTCTACTTCAAAACCTGTAAACAAAACTTGAAAGCTCAAACAACGACTCGGAATCGTTGTCACAGCAATCGCCATAGCGTGTAAAAACTCGCCATGATATTTCATATGGTTATGCGTGTACTCTCTTCGCACCCAGCACTTGAAATGCGAAATATTGCTTTGTAAATATGGCAAGTTACTTCCCGGCTTTTACTCTTTTTATAGCAGCATTCAGACCCCCCGCAGATCCACCTTTGGATCTCCGACGAACACCACCAACTGCACCGCCTTTTGCCATACCCTTTGGACGTCCACCGCCCATCATACGGTTGACCATTTTATCGTCAACAAAGCCACCTAAAGCCATCTCAGAAACATCCACAATTTTACCGGGATTAAGTTCTTCAACAGCCGGATCAGGCACCATACGTCTCGGTGCGCCACCAGCGGCACCACCCTTTGACATTCTCCTAACGCCGCCTCTTGCGCCGCCTTTCGCCATACCTTTTTTCTTCATTACGATTTCCTTTTCTTCCGCCGTAAAGGTTTAACATTACGAGGCTTACCCTTAGTGGGCTGACCTAATTTTACCTTCTGACGAATTCTACTTCTTTTTTCAGAAGCTGTCAACTCGCCTGTAGTCTTAGGGGTTTTAGAACTAATCCTTTTGGAAGGGCGACAGTAAGGTGTACCTCTTTTTTCGCCTTTACGACGACCACATTTTTTGCCGGTGCGAACATCTTTCCAGTCTTCTTTAAACCATCGTTTAAGAGCAAGACCAGCTTTTGTTTTTCGAACAGCCATAAAATCCTCAGGCGTACTTTGTCACTTTTCGTCTATCCGACATGACTTTTCCGCAGCCTCTTGCAACATTTTTTTGAGAACTCGCTCTTTTTCTTCTATTCGCTGCACGTTCCAATGCCTTGCCATAGCCTCCTCCAGCCGCTCTCGCGACTCCAGAAGACGATTTTTTACGTTTTTTAGATTTTCCGTAGTTAGCTGCTCCGACTTTTCGGCATTTAGCAATCGCTCCAGACGCATACGCTGATGGGAAAACCTTATAGCGAGCTTTAACTTTTCTGTAACAAGCATCTTTAGGCATCTTTTTTAGTCCTCCTTATGCTTTCTTTACCTTGACGAAAAATTTTAGCAACTTCTGTTTTGCCCATAACTTTCGCCCTTTGCTCACCTACCGTTAATATTTGTATTTTTCTTGCGAAAGACTTTTTAACCTTTTTTACTTTTGCAACGGTTGCTCTAGCATCCGCAGGAGTAGCAAATTTTATTCTAACAGTGTCCTTAGGGTTCTCATCAGTGTACAGTCTACGTCCTGATCCTTTTGGTTTTTTGCCTGTGCCAACTTTTGGATCCTTAGGCTTTGCCACGTCTTTTTCTCCTACCAGCGCAATGTGCGCGTTCGCTAAAACCCCTAGGTTTTTTGCAATTTATGGACTTCTTTCGTTTTGCACTCCACTTACGTTTTTGCGGCGGCTTCGAAACCTGTTGCCGCATCTGTGCACGACCCATCACCATTAGATAAGCTGCTCTAAACCTGCAGCGACAACGATCAGAACCATAATACCCCACATACGGTTATCGAGCGACTTCAACTTATCTTGAATATCAGCATACCGTTGGCTGCAATCAGCTTCGTGTTTTTCTAAAAGTTTTAAAACTTCTTCGGCTCTCATTAACACTTCCATCTTCTACGAGCTTGACGCAACCGCGAGTTCGGGTTTTTTGCTGCCTTCGGAAACTTTTTCATCTGTCCAGCAGAACGAGCGCAAAAAGACTTACGCCTCTTTGCAGCTGCGCTACCCTTCTTAACTTTACCTGTAACAGCTGTCTTGAGCTTACTTCCGGGGTTTGCCCTTCTGTAAGCCGCAACACCGGCTCTAGTCATTCCCGCCCCAGCTTTTGTGGGGCGGAAATTCTTTTTGTTGCGCGGCGGCATTTTTGCCTTGCGCCTAGCCATTAACCATATTCCTTACGCATGTAGAGAATAATGGTGTAGGTATCAGCGCTAGTGTGGCCGACCGTGGTAAATTTTATATCCCCTGTTTTACCCGAACCTGAATTATTAGTCAGTCCGCCAAACGAGGAATAGTCATGATTACCACTTTGGTTTTCGCCCAGCTCAATACAAAGAAGATCAGTAGTAGCGTCCCATAAAATTTGGACTTTCATTCCGATACACTGCCACCAGATGCGTTCAATAGAAACGCCTGTGCAAGTGGTGCCATCAGAATTAGCCGCAAGAGCGCTAACGTCTACTTTCGTAACAGCTGATTCACCCGTACCGTCTGAAATATTTGTTAATTTCAGAACAGCAGTTTTTTCACCGTCGACAAGGGTCTGTGAGGCTACAGCATCAGCCATGTTAACCTCCTTAGAATACTGAGTATTCTAGTTCAACCGTAAAACGCCCAGCGGTCACATCAGCATTAACAGTGGTAGTTGCAACAGCGTATAAATGAGTGCTTGCAATAGCCGCCGTCACATTAGGAACAAAGATATGATAGTTCCCGGCTGTGTCGTTGAAGTTAATGTCGATTTCAGTAATCGACTGAGTCGCGCTTAACTGTTCGTGGAAGGACGTAACGCCCGCACCCACAATCTCTGTGCCTGAAGATACCGCTGCGTTTGTCGCGGTTCCGCTGGTAGCACTAAGTTGCAGGTTTCCAACCAAAGTTTGACCAGCGGCAGTTGTAATTCCAATCAAAGCCCTGTGGATAAAAAACTTTGATGGGGTTACGAGGCCATCGGGTGCGTCTGTATTAAGCGTTCCAAGCTCTACAAGAACATCCCCATCTGCGTATGCAGTGCTGGCCGCATCAGTAGCGGCTAAAGATCCAGCAAAAGACTGAATCTTTCTTGTTCCCATAGAAACGAGTTGACCGGTAGAGTTAACAGAAAAACCAGTTTCTGTAATAGCACCCGTGGTGCTGCTTTCATTGATCACATTAAATCCGCCCTTAGAGCGGACCGGACCTGAGAAGGTAGTATTTGCCATTTAGATCTCCTGTCGTGGCAAGTGTCAGCCGAAGCTGTCAGGGACGTAGTTACTATAAATGAAAAAAGGGCGACTGAAAAGCCGCCCTTTGATCGTGTGTTTTGTAGGGTTTATGCCCCCGGCGAACCGAATACGCAACGCGGATCGGAGAAGCCAAAGCTGTAACGCTCACGAGCCTTAAACCGCATGTTGCCGGTGTCGAAGTCACCTTCCATCTGAGTACGGATCGGTGCACGTTCAAAGTGCTTGAAACCGTTTGGTGCGTCAGTCTTAATGAAGAACGCATCGGTATCCGTTAAGAAGTGGTTGATGACGTAGCCTTCCGACATCATGCCCATGCTGCGAAGAGCATTTACATCGTTGTCGGCAGTACCCGTACGAAGAGTCGAAGCCATCAGACGCTCAGCGACAAACTGAAGTGCCGGAGGAATGATTAGCTTAGTACCACGAAGGGCGATTTTCAGACCACGCTCGTCGACGAAGCCCGAAATGCTAATCATAGCATCTTCAAGCGAAGTCTCGTTCAGGTCTGCTGCAACAGATGGCTCATTTGCAAGCGTACCACCGCCAGAAAGCGGGTGGTCAGTTGCACAAAGCTCTTTGCCATCGCCGCCAGTAAAGCTGGAGTTGAAGGCGTTGTTAAGGACGTTAGCCGCCTTAACTTGCTTTGTGTGGGCCATCGAACGAGCCAGTGCGCGAGTGTAACGAGACGCCAGACGGTCGTACAGGTTATCCTCAATAGCTTCCTCGGTAATCGAGAAGGCTAGTGCAATGGTCTCGTGGGTGTAGCGGGAAGTGAACGACTCCTGTGCGTTGTCGAAATTAACCGCTCCACCTTCGTTTTTAGTCGGTGCTGCACCGAATCCGGTCAGCATGACTTCTTCTTCGAACGCACGATCAGATGACTCGGTGTCGAAGATTTCAGCATGTTCGTTTTCGTAACGACCATACTCCATACCAAAGAGGGCGTTGAGACCGGGCTCAAGCTCTTTGGCGAGTTGCGCGCGTGAAATTGGCATTATCTAGCCTCCCTCATTAGGTGCCAGCGGTCTGCGTATACGCATGCTCGTTAATTAAAACGTATGCATTCGTGTTTGCAGAGCTGGTGTCGCTGTTGTCAGGATCCTTGGAGATGCCGATAATACGCAGTTGAGCAGCGGAAGCTCCAACAGTTGCCGAAATCTCAGTAGATGAAATACCGGTTGTCGTTGAACCACTGGTCGTCGAAGTAGTGTCAGCATTTGCTCCAACGGCAGTATCCGCGAGAGTACCGTCGCACTGTACTTCAAATACAATGCGAGGGTCATCGTAAACTTGTGCGACAATGTCGCTAGCTGCGATGCTACCGGGATAGTAGTTGGAGTGGGTCGGCTTGCCCGTCGTTGGATCGGTATAGAAAACACCGTTGAAAACACCGACAATATCAGCCGAAGAAGAGGCTGCAATGTCGATATCACCATCTGCAGTCATAATGACCAGCGAACCCTGAAAAATAGCGTTCGAGGCACCTGACGGAATGGTGTATTCATTCGCAGTGAAGTTCGAAGTACCGCCCAAGGTACGGACTGGCTTTAAACCAAAAGCAAAATCTTTATTTGCCATGTTTTCGTCCTCCTAAAAGGGCTAGAGAAAAAGCGGCCTACTTAGTGTTTGGGCCACCAAAGGTTACACGAGACTGCCGCTCCTGAGAGATCGGCATGGAAGGGTGTTGCTCCTTCATGAGATCGTTATCAACCGCTGTCATCTGATCTGCAGTTTGCTGATCAAAATATTCAGCACGGCTTTCCGCGATCTCTTCTGGCACCTTGGTTAACATCAAACCGCCAACACCGATAACTCCTGCATGCCGACCATCGTCGATAGTAGGCGCGTCGAAGTCCGGGTAATCCTCTGCGCGAACAGGTTCATAACCCTCACGAATCCGACCAGATACGTTCTTACGGTCTTCTTGACCACGAACCTCTGTACGAACCCATCTGAATTTATAGCCTTCAGGCGGCTGCGGTGCTTCAAGCGATGAAGCTGGTCTCCAAGGTTTTCTGCGCTCAGTCTTAGAGCGAGTTTCAGAAGCGCGAGGAGTCCTCTTGTTGATTTCCGACATTTAAGCCTCCTTCACGTGTTTCGCGTATTCCTCGAGTGGAACACCGAGTTTTTTAGCGATAGCCACTTGACTCTGGGTCAAACGAACTGTCTTGCGCCCGGTTTTTGCATTTCTGCTAGCAGGAGCAACGGTCTGGGCGGGTTTCCGTTGTCCTGATCTCTGACCCTCAAACTTATGAGGGAACTCGTTCCGAATGCGAGAGTCTATCTCAGCATAATAATCCTCTGAAGCAGGGTCATAACCCTCTTCTTCGATCAGTTTACGATGAATTGAGAATGCTGTAAAGGTCATCGCCTCATCTTTTCCGAACCACTCGTTATCTGACGCCCATTTTTGAGCGCGAGGGTCAGGTGCGACTTGAGCTTGTTGCTCTGCTTGCGGAACCTGTGGTTCGTTAAGCGTAACCTCGGTAACCGCTTCTTGCTCTTTCTTTAAGCGCATTTCGTCCCGTGCAAGACGGTCGTTTTCTACAGCTAACCGAGAAACCAGTTCCTGCGCATCAGCAAGGGCTTCTGAATCACCCTCCTCATACGCTAACTTTACAGCACGTTTTGCTTCAGCAAGCTCACTTTTTACACGACCCGCTGACTCGGTCATAAACGCAGCAGTGCTTTCGCTATAGTTTTTGTTAAGCTGCTCATTTTCTTCTTTGAGCTTTTTAGCAAACTCTAATGCTGCTTGTTCGCGACGCTCCGCTTCTCGCATTTTATACGTTAAGCGGTCAATACGCTTTTTTACGCCTTCCGAATACTGTTCATGCTCATCATCTGAAGCGGCTGCTTGCTCAGGGGCCTCTTGTTGCTCCTCTTCAGCGCCTTCTTCCTCAACTTCAATTTCAAGGTTTTCGGCCTCTTCTGCGACCTCTTCTCGCTCTTTAACGTCAGACATAATGCCTCCTAAACTGCAATAATATCGCGGGGATCATCTATAACCGCGAGGATTTCATCGTCATTTAACAACCGAGGCTCTGCGCCATCGATCTTAAAACGAGAACCAGCGTAACGACCGAACATTACCCAGTCGCCTTGTTTACACCACGCACCATCAGGGAACTTACCCTCATCCTTGTACGCATCCGGCCCCAAGCTAACAACGTAACCAACGTTCGTTGCTAACTGATTCCGCTCCCGCGTTTCGTCGGAAAGGATAATACCACCCTTAGTGGACTCAGGTAGAGTATATGGAAGAATAAGGACACGCCAGCCAGTCGGCTTCGGAAGACGTTCTAATGCAGAACGTGAGTCATCCGTTTGCTCATCTGATAAAGCAAAAGTAGCAGGATTTAACAAATCTTTTTTCTTTTGCGATTCCGCATCTTTAGCGGCTCGGCGTTCCTCTATTACATGGTCAGGAACGTATAACCGTTTAGTCATCGTCGGCAGTCTCCATACGCTTACGCGTTTCTCTTAGGATTTGTTCTATATCGCCAAGAGCAGAAACTCGGCCCATATAATGTTGGTAGTCCTCCATAGAAGACACACCATTCGACATTAGCGTTTCGCTAATTTCTGCTTGTCGTTTCTCGATTTTTTCTAGCAAATAGCTAATTATGTCCACTAGAAAGTGCCTTTAAAATCCGTACCTTTAATTGCGATGCCGCCGCCTTTACAACGGTTAGCAGCTAAAACCTCATCGCCCTGATAGCTTCCGCGACCTCGACCACCACCTTTAGCTCGCTTTACACCAGCCCCTGCTAATTTATCAGCATAAGTGATCTTATCTTTCGGTTCCGCCAACGCAGCAAATTTCTTTTGTTTATCTGTCATCTCAGAACCGCCCCCCGAACGCTTTCTAACAGGAGGTTTTTTGACTCCAGCGTCTTTACGGCCCATAGCTTCGGCTAGATCAAACTCTAAAATTTGGAGCATATCAGGATCAGTTGTATTTTTGATTTGCTCTATCAAATCTTTTACACGTGTATTAGCCATAATTACCTCTTTGTCGCTAAGGTGACATTTGCTCGAAGTGCAGCGATATCTTCGTCGGAAGAAATTTCTGCCTTTTTAAGCTCACCGTCCTGTTGAAGTTTAGCCGCATCAAGCTGGTTACGCGCTTGATCAGCCATTGCTTTACGCTGGACTTCTTGCTGTTGGATCTGCAGCTCTTGTTGTTTAAGCTGTACGATTGGATCAAACTGACCTGTTCCTGCCGCTTGCTGAGCCATTTGTGCAATCTCCGCTGTTGCTTGGGCGGTAGCTTGAGCAAGCATCGCCTCTTGCTCAGGAGGTAATACTTGACCTTCTGCCGGGAGCGGGAAGCCAAGAATCTGCTCGACTTGTTGGCGATACTTCATCGCTAAATGCTCTTGCATATGCGCCATAAGCGACTGCATAGCCATAGCGTTCTTTTGAACATTCGGATCTTGTAAAAACGCACTATGCGTAGCAACGTGCGCATCATGGTTTTGCGACTCAAACGCTTTTAGGGACTTACTCATAAGAGCGTCCATATTTTCACTAACCGGGTCTTTTGGAGCCGCTTCGTCTTTCGGCGGCAAGATCTTATCGACGTTTTGAATATTTAACGCTAAATACATCCGGCGATAGGCTTCGTGTAGGTCATGAAGCTGCGGCGCAGATTGCGCTAATTGTAACTGCGTTTGAGCTAACGTAACACGCTGACTCATACTAAACATCGCCGGATCGCTTACCGGTACAATATCAATACGATCATCGAAATCGTCTGTTTTTGCGCTTGCACCTACATCGCCGGGTATCTGATAAGGATACTCAGGCGGCAGGTAATTTTTAATGACGTTTGCTAAAATGCGTAGTTCTTGGCGCTGGGCGTAATGTAAGCGTTTATGGATTGCGCTAAGAACTTTTGTTCCCTGTTCCAACAGCGCAACAGTAGTGCCAACTGGGTTAGCTTGACTACCCTCACCGATATTCATATCCGTGACGGACGCAAAACGCCGACCGCTATCAACAAGAACGCCTAGCATTTGGAGGAGTGTGCCAGACGGTTCTTTATACGGTAGCGGCATAATTGCCTCGCGGATCGACGAACCGGGTGCGTCAACGTCACGGAACTCTCCCGGCTGGAGCGGTAAATCTTCGTCACGGACTCGTAAGCCACGCGCCTTAAAACCAGCCGGTAAATTAGCTAACGTACCAGCATCAATTAACTGGCGTAAAATTGAGGTAGCAGACTTCGTTAAGCCACCAATCATATGGATTAAACCAAAACCATAAAAACCTAAGCCCGGTAAAAACTTATAGTGAGTAAAATACCGAACCTTTGACTTCTTAGCGTCGTCCTGTTCATAATTTCTACGAATAGCTAATATTTCAGCCGTTTCTTCGTGAATTGTTACGATATAAGGAACCGCGATTCCAGTTTCTTCGCCGTCGTCGTCTTTTTCTTCAAAACCCGGTAAATCTAGGTCGACGTGCATTTCTAACAGCGTTACAGAATCGCTAGCCTGTACGCTACGGCGAAAACCAGTTAAATCTTGAACTTTATCTTTTGCATCGTCGATTTCTGCGCCTTCATCCGCAAATAATTCCGTATCGCGGTAAAAACCAGAAACTTGGAGCTTACGAACATCGTTCAAGTTCATATTAATGACATGCGTAAAACGCGGCGTCGTTTCTAAACTTGACTCGGTGTACGAAACAACTAAATCATCCGGCATGACAAACTTGCTAACCGGACGATTTAGTGTTTGATCAAAATATGTCTTTTTAAAAGCCGAACCAGCAAGTGGTAGGTAGAACAACATTTGATCCAGTTCCGGATCAAACTCTTCCATGACATCTAAAACCATAAAATTCATATAGTTTCGGACGCGCTCAGCTTGTTCTACTATTTCCGGCGTTTCGTTCCCGATGATGCGCGTTTGCGTGGGGCCACCGGGCGGGAGGAGTTCTTTGTACGCACCCGCTTGGAATTGGGTCGCGCTTTCGGCGATGAGCGGGTGGTAGACGCCGGTTGCGCCTCTGAACGGTTCTTCCCTGTCATCGGTTTTAATTCCGAGGAGGTCGAGGCCGTTCGTATATTGGTCAAGCCAGTCTTGACGCGATTCCAAATCGTCTTTATATGACGATAAAAGTTCTGTAACAAGCTCATCTAAGTCTCCTTCATCTATATTTTCTGCTAAATTAGCGTAAAAGTCGGAGTCTTCGCGAGTATCGTCCTCTACATAGCCAACTATAGCACTACCGTCTTCTAACATGACGGTATCGTCCGAGGCAAACAGCGGCATTTGCTCTTCTTCAGTCGTTTCGATTTCAACTTCCGCTTCTTCCGGAGTTGCCATCAGCTGTGTAATCGACTTTTCAACCGCCATAGCTCATACCTCAATAGTAAACAAACTTTTTTAGTTTGTATTCTAACTCGTCGTCTTCATAATCTGTCGGCTGGCGGATAAACCCACCTTGCCTAAAGCGTAATAGGGCTTGTGTCGTGGAATCAACCAAATCGTCGTGTTCTCCGTGGGGGAACTCGCACAGTTCTTCGATAAGCTGTTCTGCGAAGCGCGTTTCTGGAACCCAGACCAATCCGGACTCAAAAATGGGTGAAACAGCGTTAGCGCGAGCAATCTTATCGTTCCCTCTGTTTGGCGAATAATTCTGCACGGGAATACCCATGGCTCGTAATTCTTGCGTCAAGGGTAAACCAGACGCTTTTGACTCGATAATAACTGAATCAGGATCCCAGTGTATATAACTTTCGTAAGCAACCTGTTTTAGCTCCGGAAAATCATAGCGATCTTTGATCGAATCAAGCAAAATTATGTTGTATTGGTCGGTTTCTTCGTTACGGAAGACGCCCCAAGTCGTAATCGCGCTAAAATCAGCGGTTTGTGACTTCAAAAACGCCGTATCGTAGCTTTGGATGATATATTCAGGCGTTGGCGGGGCTACTTTATCCCAAATATTGATCCATTCGCGCTGAATTATCGCGCCTTCACCGCCTGTAGGCTCCTGCATCCACTGCGCAGCCCATTTTTGGTGCGGCAAAGAGGCTCGAATACCTTCTAATTCTTCAATTTTCCAAAATTCTGGCCAACAAGGCGCACCAGACGGCATAATTGCAGGAAATTCTATAACTTCCCACTGGTCAGCTTTCGGATCCATGGCCTGTGCCTTTAATAATTGGCCTGTAAGATCCTTTTTTGACCACCTAGTCATAACTAAAATGATAGTTCCGCCCGGTTGTAGACGCTGCCGGGGGCCAGATGTATACCATTCGTAGGCCATATCCATGGCCGTTTCGCTCATCGCGTCTTGTTCCGAGTGCGGGTCGTCAATAATAAGAACATCAGCACCACGACCAGTGATCGCACCTCCGACACCAGACGCAAAATACTCTCCGCCCTTCGATGTCTCCCATCGTCCTGCAGCCTTGGAATCCGCTCGCAATGAAACATCGCTAAAAACTTTCTTGTAATCGTCCGTATCTACGAGGTCACGAATTTTTCTACCAAAACGTACCGCTAGTTCGCCGGTATGCGTTGCCTGAATGATCTTTAGATCAGGTTTAAGGCCCAAGAGCCAAGATGGAAGAAAATAGGACGACATTTCTGACTTCGAATGTCGTGGCCCCATATTAATAATTACGCGCTTTAATTCACCACGCGCAATACGATTAAACGTCTGGGACATTTTACGATGGTGCGCACCCTCAATAAACGAAGGCCACATCGTTTTGACATAAGTTAAAAAGTCCTCGCGCGATTGTTTACGGACCTCACGCTGCTTTAGCTCTTCGGCGATAACAAACGCAAGTTCAGCTTTTTCGCGGGGTAGATGAGAAAAGTCAGCGTTATCGAGCACTCTTTAACGCCTTCATCATATTATCTGCATTAGTAAACGCGCCTTCATAAACGTCGATTGTGCTTATGTCAGAGTACTCACCTTGAAGTAATGCATCATACCAAAGTTCTGCTACTGGGGTATCGGGGTTTTCGTCTAATCTTTTTCGAGCTGCTTCTTTAGCTTCTTTTCCTGTCAAGTCCATAGGTATAGAGTCGTCACCAGGATTCCAGTTTGGATTACTAACTGTAAAACTATCGTCAGGAGTTTCGTCTATTAATTTTCTAAAAGTATCAGTACCTTCTTTATGAACCATTTCTAATGCTTCGCGAACCGTCATATCTGGGTTTGCTTGAATAAAACTATCTGCAATTAACTCTTCTAAAAGCTCCATATGGTCTGAACGGTTCATATCGTCAGGAATATTGGTTTCGCCAAATTTCCCAGCCTTGTCGTAATCATACTTAAATGCAGTATGCGTTTCAGGCGTTTTCCCTGATGTAGGAAGGCTAGATAATTTAGTGTCTAGATCAAGATCTCTACCATCGTATTTTGCTGACCTTAAATATTTTGGGATAGTCGTATCAACTTGTTCAAGTTTTGGTGCTCGACGTCTAATGGCGTCTTCTAAATTACTTAAAAATATATAATTTTGAGTTAGCTTTTCTTCAGCATCTATTGAATCCAGCGTTCTCCGTGGAAAGGGCTGACCTGTTAAATAATTAATAACGGGCGAACCATCTGGACTCGTTTCAGGGGTAATAAAAGAATTATCATAAACTTTAGATAATTTATCTCTTACAAAAGGTATCTTATCTAAGATATTAGACCCTGTAATATTCGGTACAGCTTTTGCTACTTTTGAAGCTGCGCCCATCGGTACCTCAGCAATGCCCTTTGCTACAGCTGTCGTTGCAACAGGTAACGCCGCTAATCCTTTTACAACAGCTCGTCGCTGCAAATCAGGATTATCCGGTACATCCGCTTTTGGTAAAACTTTCTTTCCAGCTTTAACTGCAAGGCCCAAAGGTCCAAGACCCTCGAGCGCACTTAACCCGACTATACCAGCCCCGAGACCTTTACCAACTAAATCGTCAGAGCGCTGGTACATCCGCGCTCCTTCTTGACCGCCGAATATAGCCCCCGCCGGAGTAAAATCAGCAATACCCATAGAACCAAGCATCGTTGGCGAACTTTCGTCGCCAAAAATATCTCGCGCTAAATCATAAGATCGGTAATTATCCATACCGAACTTATCGCGTAAAAGATTTGCTACATACTGGGTAGAACGTTCCCGAAACGTCGGATTATATGCGCGTAATTCGGCCATACTACACCGTTACGTTAAAGTTCTGACGCGGGTCCATATTTTGGGAAAATAAATTACCGATACCTAAATCTTGTAACGGCATCTGATAATTAAACTGAATACTCTTATCTTCGCCTAGCGGGTCAATTCTTAATTCATACTGGCCCTTCCCTATATCGCCTTTGACGGAAGGACCACCCTCTCTTATCATACTACCAAGACGGTTTAACGCATTAGGGTCAAAAAAATTATTTTGTAAAGCGTCTAAACCTGCTGTTTGAACTATTCCCGGAATATTTTCAATCGGTACACCTTCCGTAGGTACACCAGTAATACCACCTTTTATTTGCTGCTCACCAGCCTTTACCGCGTTACCCCGATTAATAATTTCATCAGCCTTATTAGAAACTTTATCTAAGAGCCTTGAACCTTGGTCGATTAAAAAATCAGTCTGACCGCCAGTAAGCATATCTAAAATACCACCGCGTAATG